GGTCTCGCGCCAGAGCGGCTCTTTGCGGCGGAGATTGGCATCGACCTCTTCGAGCCAACCGCGCTCGATCATCTTGCCGACGGTCATCTTGGCCGCAGCGCCTGCCAGCCCCTTGGGCAGCGGCATGGCCAAGTTGCGAGGGCGGGATGCGGCGCGCGTGAGGATAATGGCTTGTGTGTCGGTAATCTTCGGCATCGGTGCCTCCATATTTTTGGCGTTGCTGTGTGCCGTCAGTCGGCGGTGTCATTCACGCCCAAGATTACAAAGTGCTGCACCCAGCCCGTGAGGTATGGCAGCCCCGCGGGGATGCCCTCCTCTCGCTGGGTCTCCGCGCTGATGGTCGAGGCCTGCCATTTCTCGATGGCTTTAATGATCGCGATTTCATTGTTTATGGTGCGACCTTGCAGGGCCTCAATCAGATCATCGGCAAAGTGCCGTCCCATTGGGCTATCCAAGAAATCCCTGATGCCGCGCATCTCATTTTCGGTACCGGCACCTGTCGCCAGACCGATAAAGGCGCAGGTCACCGCCCAGATCCGATCCGTCGGCCTGTCCCGCAACGCGCAGGCGCTCATCTGCCCGTAAAACCCGTGAGCCTCGTTTTGACTGGGAAGAACCAGCTCGCTCATTGTGCTGCCTCCGCTTCTGCCCACGTGCCGTCGTGCCAAACATACAAATGGCCAAAGGCGCGGGTTGGTCGCGGCAAGACCCGCGGCGGCCGCGGCGGATCAAAACAGTCCAGCGCCTCGGCGCTGACTTGCCGGATCTCGCGGGCGGCCAGGATGTCCTCGGGCGTCCAAGCGTGAAGTGCTGCCAGCATGTGCTCGGGGTAGCCGTCGTAGTGGACGTAGACGTGCGCCCATTCTTCGGGTCCGGTCTGTATGGCAATCTGTGCGCGGGTGCTCATGGGCTCTCTCCAATCAGGCTGTTTGCTTGATGTGAGAGTCGCTCGACACGGAAGTCTAATCAACTCAAATAGACGTATTTATCCGTTTAATAACAATGCCCTGAGGCTCTGGAACAGGTCATGGAAGGACTATCTGAACGCGCCTACGCCGAACACGCTGGGATCTCCCGTGGGGCCGTGCAAAAAGCCCGTAAAACTGACCGCCTGGTGCTTTTCGCCGATGGGTCAATCAACGCTGCGGCGTCCGATACTCGCCGCGGTTCAGCGACGGACCCGGATCAACAGATACGGGCGCGAGGCGGACTTAGTGCAACCGGTGACGGACCGGCGGCCTCGGGCTCGGGCTCGGGCTCGGGTGACAGCACGTCCTATATCAAGGCGCGCACCGCGCTAACGGTCTACCAGGCTCAGGAACGGCAGCTGTCGATCCAGAAGAAAAAGGGCGTGCTGGTCGATCGCGCACGGGCCGAGACCTTGGTGTTTCGTTTGGCCCGTCAGGAGCGGGATCTTTGGGTCACCTGGCCCACACGTGTAGCAGCCCTGATGGCCGCACAATTGTCCGCAGATATGGAGAAGGCATCCGACAAGGCGGTAACGATCGAGACTGCGATCTTGCAGAGGGTGTTGGAAACCCATGTCCGAGAGCAGCTCGACGCCCTCGCAGACCTCAGGGTCTCGCTTGAATGATGAGGAGAACACATCTGATCTAACTGAAGGCTTCGACCTCGCCTTTGACGGCGCCGAGGATGTCCTGCGCGCATGGCGCCGGGGCATGCGGCCCGACCCAGACCTCACAGTCTCCGAATGGGCAGACAAGCATCGCAAGCTGTCCTCGCGGGCCTCAGCTGAACCTGGGCAATATCGCACGGCCCGCACGCCATACCTACGCGCGATCATGGATGCGCTGTCGCCGAACCATCCGGCACAGCGGATCTCGTTCATGAAAGCCGCACAGGTCGGCGCGACGGAAGCAGGGAATAACTGGGTCGGCTTTGTCATCCATCATGCGCCTGGCCCGATGCTGGCGGTGCTGCCCACGGTCGAGATGGCCAAGCGCACGTCGCGCGGGCGGATCGACCCGCTGATCGAGGACAGCCCGGCGCTGAAGGAGCGCGTGCAGCCAGCGCGCTCGCGGGATGCGGGCAATTCGATGCTGTCGAAGGAGTTCCCCGGCGGCATTCTGGTGCTGACCGGTGCGAACTCGGCTACGGGCCTGCGGTCGATGCCTGCGCGCTACGTGTTTCTGGACGAGGTCGATGCTTATCCGGCTTCAGCTGACGAGGAAGGCGATCCGGTCAGCCTGGCAGAAGCACGAACCACGACCTTTGCCCATCGGCGCAAAGTGTTCATGGTCTCGACGCCAACGATCCGGGGGCTCTCTCGCATCGAGCGGGAGTTTGAGGCCAGTGACCAGCGACGCTACTTCGTGCCCTGCCCACAGTGCGGCCATATGCAATGGCTGCAATTCGAGCGGCTTCGCTGGGACAAGGGCAAACCAGAGACGGCAGCCTATGCTTGCGAAGGCTGCGAAGCTTCGATTGCTGAGCATCACAAGACGCAGATGCTTGAGCGTGGTGAATGGCGCGCGACGGCGACCATCACTGATCCGAATGCGATCGGGTTCCACCTCTCAGCACTCTATTCGCCGATTGGCTGGAAAACTTGGGAGCAGATCGCGCGGGACTGGCTGGCGGCCCAAGGATCAGACGAGATGCTGCGTGCAGCGCGCAACATGCTTCTGGGCGAGACCTGGGTTGAAAGCGGCGACGCGCCGGAATGGCAGCGACTTGCAGATCGCAGAGAAAGCTTCCCAGCACAGGTGCCGTTGGGCGGACTGTTCCTCACCGCCGGAGCCGACGTGCAAAAGGACCGCATCGAGGTCGATGTCTGGGCTTGGGGCCGTGGCCTCGAGAGTTGGCTGGTTGACCACATCGTGATTCCGAGCGGCCCTGGAGATCCTGCCTGCTGGCAGGCGTTAACGGACCTGCTTGGCCAGACTTGGGTGCATGAGAACGGCGCCGTGATGCCGCTGGCGAAGCTGGCCATCGACACCGGGTATGAAACCTCTGCCGTCTACGCCTGGGCGCGGGCCCAAGGCATTGCGCAGGTTGCACCTGTGAAAGGTTTGGAGGGGTTCAACCGCGCGACGCCCGTGTCGGGGCCAACCTTTGTCGATGCGACCGTCAATGGTCGGAAACTAAAGCGTGGGGCGCGGCTCTGGACCGTGGCTACGGCCACCTTCAAGGCGGAAACGTATCGCTATCTGCGGATAGAGCGGCCGTCCGAGCCAGAGGCGCCGGTACCGGCAGGGACGATCCACCTGCCCGACTGGGCGGACAGCGAATGGCTGAAGCAGCTGGTGGCTGAACAGCTGGTCACCATCCGCGACCGACGCGGCTACGCCCGCCAGGAATGGCAAAAAATGCGCGAGAGGAACGAAGCGCTGGACACACGGATCTATGCGCGGGCCGCCGCGTGGATCCTCGGCGCCGACCGCTTTGATGAGCGGATGTGGCGCCAATTGGAGAAGCAGGCCGGCGTAGAAACAGTCGTCACCTCGCACACAGACGCTCCTGAGAAACCGGCCGAACCTCAAGCAGGGCGGATCGCAACGCCCCGGCGGCGCGGCTGGAAGATCAGCACGCCCAAATACATGGAATGACGAATGACCCTAGATGAGCTGAAACTCCGCCACAGCGCGCTTTTGGGCGCGCGCTACAGCGGCACGCGATCGGTCAGCTATGACGGCAAGACCGTGAACTACGGCACCGACGCTGAGCTGGCCGCTGCGATCAGCGATGTCGAAAGGCGCATGGCCAAGCTCGAGCGCGGCGCTGGGCGGGTGCTCCGCCCCTTCGCTGTGAAGGATCTGTGATGAACTGGCGTCAGCGCCTTGGGGCGTTTATCGGCGGGTTTGACGGGGGTCAGCATCACCGACGCCTGCGCGGGTTCCAAGCGACCCGGGCGCATGTGAATGCGCTAATCGCTGCATCTGGTCCCGACATTACCGCCCGTGCCCGTTGGCTCGTGCGCAACAACGGCTATGCGGTGAATGCGGTGGAAAGCTGGGCGGCGAATACCGTGGGCGATGGGATCAAACCGATCTCGAAGATCGCGGATGCCACCCAAAAGGAAGAGTTGCAGCGGCTGTGGCTCGCCTGGACGGATGAGGCCGATGCTGAGGGGCTGACGGATTTCTACGGGCTGCAGCGCCGCGCAGCCCGCGAGGTGTTTCTGGCGGGTGAGGTCTTTGTCCGGATCAGGCCCCGGCGGGTTGAGGATGGGCTGACGGTTCCGCTCCAACTGCAGATGCTGCCCTCGGAAATGCTGCCACTGCATGAGACCGGTGTAGCACGGAACGGCAATGCCATCAGACAAGGGATCGAGTTCGATCGGATCGGGCGACGTGTTGCCTATCACTTCCTGCGCCGCCATCCGGGCGACAGCACCGATCCTGGACTGTCTGGCGAGATTGTCCGCGTGCCAGCTTGGGAGGTGATCCATGTGATCGACCCCGTCGAGGGTGGTCAGCTCCGCGGCGTCTCAAAGCTGGCCCCGGCGATCGTGAAGCTCTTCCTCTTGGATCAATACGATGATGCCGAGCTCGACCGCAAAAAAGTGGCAGCCATGTATGCGATGTTCGTGACCTCACCCGCCCCGGAGAACCCGCTGGCCCCCTTGGACGACGAGGAGATGCCCGCAGGCGTCGAGATCAGCCCCGGCCAGATCGTGCGCTTGGATCCGGGTGAGGACGTCACTGTCGGCCAGCCAGCAGACAGCGGGGCAACCTATGAGCCATTTCAGTACAGAACTCTGCTGCAAATCTCGGCCGCACTTGGTATCCCCTACCCTTACCTCGCCAATGACATGGTGAAGGGGAACTTCTCGAACTCACGCCTTGCCCTGATCGAATTCCGCCGCAGGGTCTCAGCCTGGCAGCACTCAGTCATGGTCTATCAGCTCTGCCGGCCCGTCTATGCGCGCTGGCTAGATTTGGCCGTGTTCTCGGGCGCAATGACGCTTCCAGGCTATGAAGCGGATCGCCCAAGGATGCTCGCCGCGGATTGGCTTCCCACGAAATGGGACTGGGTCGATCCGCTCAAGGACGCCAATGCTGAAATCGCCCAGATCGAAGCAGGCCTCAAGTCCCGCACCCAAGCCATCGCCGAGCGCGGCTATGACGCTGAGCAAGTAGACAGGGAGGTTGCCGCGGAGCGCGCACGCGAGCGCGCGCTGGGTCTCGACTTCCGCCGGCCAGGTTCGCCCGCGCAAGGTGTGCAGGCAGTGCCTACCGCGGAAGAAAACACGGAGACTGAAGATCCAGATCCCGAAGACCGACCAAACACAGCGGCGGAGGAAGGATAGTCGTCAATCCACCAGCAGTCGGACACCAGGCAGTCTTGCTGCCTTGCGATCGAAAGTCACCAGTCCGGCGGCTCCTGCGCGTCTGGCAGCAGCGGCAATCATTAGGTCAGCAAAGCCAAACCCATCGTTGCGATAGAGTTCAAGCGTGGGAGCAACCTCATCTGAGCCTTCGATGTCCAGCTCGGTTGCCGACAGCAAACCATCGAGGGCAACGGCGATTTCAGCGCGGCTAAGCTTGTAGGCGCGCTCAAGCACCCAAACGAGCTCAATCAAGACCTCTCGGCTGACAAAGCCCCGCACGTCATCGGTCAATTGCTCGATCACACGAGTTGCCAGCTCTGCCTGTTCAGGATCATCCTGCACCAGAAAGCGGACCAGTACATTGGTGTCGAGCGCAATCACTGAGCACTATCTGTTGCGCCAGCCGCAATCGCCTCATTCATCTCGTCTAACGTCACGGGCTCCTGACCCGCTTTTGAGAGGATGCCCCGCAATTCCTTGACGGAGCACGCTTTCAGGATCCGCACCTCACCATCAAGGATCACGTAGCGCACTTTGTCCCCACTGGTCAGGCCAAGCGCGGCCCGGACGTCTCTGGGCAGCGTTGTCTGACCTTTTACTGTCACCGTCGATTCATGCATCGGCGCATTCCTTACATATTATAAATTCTCCTTACTATGTACGGATCGGAAATGCAAAGCCAAGCCAAGGACCAAGCCTGATGCTTCATGCCCGGATCGCCGCGCGCGCCTTTAATACGCCGCTACTTGTTGAGCCCTCCAAGGCCATGGCGTTTCTGTCAGGGCTCGGGCCGCGCATATTAGGAAGGTCAGTTGAGCTACTAGAACCGGATAGCCCTCTAGACGGCTCAGCCACCCTGCCCGCCCGCGCCAGCATTTTGGCCGGCAACCTCGCCGACCACCTGCAGCAAAATGGCAATGCGCCCTACGCGGTCGTAGACGGTATCGCGGTGATCGAGATTTCCGGGGTGCTTATCCATCGCGGGGGCTGGATCGGGCAATCCTCTGGCCAGACCAGCTATGAGGGGATCGCGGCTCAGATCGAGGCAGCCGCACGCGATCCGTCCGTTCGGGCTGTAGCGCTCGAGATTGATAGCTTTGGCGGAGAGGTGGCGGGCGTCTTCGACCTAGCTGACCAGATCCGCGCCCTACGCCGCAACAAACCCGTCTGGGCCTTTGTCGCTGAACACGCTTTCTCGGCTGGCTACGCGTTGGCCTCCCAGGCTGACCGC